CTTTTTGTCTTTATGGAAATCACATCTGCTTACTTTTACTTCATATTCATAAGTCAGGCATGACCGGGTAACTTCCAATAAGTCAGCTTCCCATTTCCCGACAAAAATATTGGGAAAGATGCGGTTTCCTTTTTTATCACGAAAAACATGATCGCAAAAGCCTTGTATAATATCAAGTGTTTTCATCTGATCTTTGCATGTTCCTTATCCAGTTCATATTCAAAAAATCCTTTTGCCTTATCATAAAGTCCATCCTTTATATCAGAGAAATACATAGCGGCATTAAAGGCTTTCAATGCTGCCACACGAGCTTTCTTCTTATAATAGTCTGCCCGTTTGACTGCATTCTCTTCTTTTCTACGTTCTTGCTGTTCCAAATACCGGTCAACCGCTTCTCGTCCCCAACGGAACATGTCTTCTTTGTCGGCAAAGGTGGCAGATTCTTCACGGATCAGCCTTTTCTCCGAGGAAATGACATAAGCTGATATTCCTTTGTATCTGCGAATGGAAACGGCTATGTCGAAACCTTTATAATTTTGCTGTTCGACATAGCCGCCAAGAGTATAAGGGAAGTCTGTCTTTTCTATCATACAGCTTTGATATTGATTAGGGGCACAATTGTATCAACAATTTCTACCGTAGGTTCTATAAGCTCTTTTATCTCCTGAACATTTTTGTATGCCATAGGACTTTCATCCAATGTCCCTTCACATACGGAAGTAGAATACACATTGCTCATTTGGGCTTTGAATACATCCATTGATAATCTTTCTTTAGCTTCAGAACGGGAGTATAAGCGTCCGGCACCGTGGGGTGCAGAATAATTCCAATCTTTGTTTCCCTTACCACGACAAAGAAGAATACCGTCTGCCATATTCATAGGAATCACAACATAATCATTGGCGTATGCAGCAATAGCCCCTTTACGGATTATCATATCATCAAAGCTGATATAGTTATGGACTGTCTCAACAGATATTGCAGTGTTCCAGCCCAAAGCTTTGATTATACGTTGTATAATCAACTTGCGGTTGAAAGCGGCATATCCTTGTGCAATCACCATGTCACATAAATAGTGAAACATTGCTTCATTTGTGAGATACCCGGAATACCCGGCAAATTTTTCCTTCAAACGTTGTATTTCAGCTTGCATGGATTGTGGTTCAACAGTGGATTTCAAGCGTTGAATTTCATTAGAAAAAGCTTTTTTGTCAAATTTGGCTATTTCGGCATGGTATTTGCAAACCTTCACACCAAAGTTCCGCGATCCGGTATGTATTGTAAGAAATATATTATTGGTTGACTCAGCACGCCCCAGTTCTATAAAGTGGTTCCCACCTCCCAATGTACCTAAAGAGTTGTAGAATGTAGTTTCATTTATTCCCACCTTCTTACAAAGTTGTGATACATATTCCTCACTAATAACCGGTTTTGCCAGTTGGAATTTAGAGCAGAACTGTTCCATTCTGATAGATAAGAAGGTAAACAAATTCTCCCTTTCTTGTTGGGATAAGGATTGTTGGTTAATCTCAAATCCCATAGGTATGGTGGAACGGATTGCATGATTAATGTCCGGAAAAGAATCTTTTGTTATTGCGTTTTCAATTTCTACACATAACATTCCACAACCAATATCCACTCCGATATGATTGGGATTGACACGATCTGTAACCGGCATAGTGAATCCAATCACTATATCTACTCCTTGATGGGTATCAGGCATAACACGAACTGGAACACCAGTCGTAACCGGATTATTCAAAATGTTTTGTATCGTTCCGATAGCTTCATTTTCTATTGTATTGGCAAATATTTTACAATCTTTGCCGAATTTCCCTTGTAATTCAATCATAATCAAATCTTTTCGTTAAGTTTTTCAAGAAGTTCATTCGCACAATTTTTTGCGTATTCTTCATCTTCATCATGGAAGGACTTAACTGTTATCCAAATCCACGCAAATTTGACTTGCACTTTGTAATCAGGAATGAGGTATTTCTCTTTATTTCCGCTGTGATTATCTTCTACGAATGTAGTAGTTTTATTGATTCTGTACCGTTTCATCATTATTTATTTCTTTAGAGTGGCAATTTCTATCAAGTATCTCAATGCACTTTTTTAACTCCAGTATCAAATCCTTCCTTATAGCCTTTAGTATGCTCGCCTAAAACATATATAGTCATTGACAGCCAAAATAGAAGTATGCCAACGGTTTTATACCAGCATGGTAAAGATACAGAAAAGGGCTTTAAGGTGATGGAGAAATCACCGATCCATAAAAGACCGGCAATGAGCATGAGTAAATATAAGATTTTCATCATTTATCATTGTTAAGTTCAACATATTTGCCTTGTAAAGAGCAATTCCTTAAAATTTCGGCATTTTCCCGGCCAAATGCAATAAGAACACTTCCACAACCGGGGCTGTCCCCACGTGTTCCATCGGGACGGAAGAATTTTATTCGATTCCTCAAAAACATCATACCGGTTGCTTTCGTGAAGATGATGTCTTGAAACTTATTGCTGTCACACCGGTTAAAAAGTAGTGCTATACCGTTGCCGTGTTCTGCCAATTTCTCTACAAACTGCCATATAAGCGGTTTGGAGTACGGAGGGTTAAGCCAAATTCGCCCCCCCCCAATTTTGTATAAGACCATTGTCCTGCTTGTTGTACATGATTTTTGCAGTAGGCCAAAGAGGGTGCATGGGAGCACATGGATCAAGGTCAAATTCGCCTAATGCTTCAATGATTTCTCGTGGTGTGTACCATTCATCGGAAGCGTTTGCAGATCGTTCAAAAGATGTATTCATGTATTACTTTCATTTAGGATTTTACGAATTTCTATATGATCGCAATTTTCATCAGCCTTTTTCAGAATATAAGCAATCTCTTCTTCCTTACTCATGTTCTGTGGAAGTTTCGTTGCTTCTGCTCTCAATTCAGAAATAATTTTATCTACTTCGGGATTAGGAGTTTCGTATAATTTTTTAAGTTCAGCGGCTTTACGTTTAATAAGTCGCTCTGTCTTTTTGTTTAATTTCATCTCACAATATTTTAAAGTATTCCTTGCATAAAAATCCTTTTCTTGGTGAAAAGTCTTTGAAGTCGCAACTCATGTATATTTCCTTCCTATCAGCCCAATGTGCCATGTCTTTCTGCCACTGTGGAATAATTTGGTGTGGATTGTTCAGATCACGAAAGGGTTGACAGTGTGGGAGAAAACGGCGGCTTTTAGATTTCCAGTAGTTGACACGCGCAAACGACTCTTTAAAGTCCATAAGGATGCAATACAAGAAATATTCCCCTTTATATCCATACTTGTCTATCAAAGCGGAAGCACGTTCAACTTCTGCAATTTGTCCCGGCGTATCGCATCCAAAGCGAATACGTTTAATCCATTTTACTTTTGCAAGTAGTCGGGCAATTTCATCCGTGATTAAGCGGGCATCCAGTCCTTGATTAAAATCCACTTTGACACCCAGTTTGATGATTTTTTCTATTTGCTGCAAGCCATAGTTTGAGGCCAGTATATTATTATCCATAAGGATAGCTTTCTTCCGTCCAGCTGTTATTTCCTCAATATCCATATAAGGTGAGATTTTCCCTTCTTTTTTAGGAACAACACACCACTTACACCGATTGGGACAACCACGTGTCAGAAACCCATAGGACAAATTGGAGTCAATATTGTAGATAGAATAATCAGGTTGAAGACGATCAACCTCAACTGGAAGAACTTTTTCAATATCATATCCGGTACCACCTTTTTCTATTTGGTTGGCATTGATATAATAGTTATAGTCAGGTGTGAAAGTGAATACTTTAGCTGTATATACTTTGTCGTATTCACATAGGGGATTATACCATTCCACTTGATCGCCTCTTGCTTTATGGTAAGCACTGATTTTCATAAGTGCTAAATTGGGGAAATTGCTGTCAACGGCTAAAATTCCGATATTCATTATTCTTCAAATTTAGGTCTTGGCATCCATGCTATCGGTTCCCATGATGAAGGTATGCTGCTCATTGAAGAGTAAATCGGATTACCTTTGTACATATCATGGATATAACCATCCATGCAGAACCATACATTGTTGCTATATGTACCGTTAAAAATCGCACCATGTTTACATAGAATGATAATGTCTTCATTTTCATTCGGCAACCGTTCTTTCACTGATACCCACGGAGGTTGTTTTGTTTGCCATCTGGCTCCTTCTTTAAATCCTATTCTAAAACAAGTTATTTTATCCCAGTCAGGATGTACGCCTCCAATTTCATTTACGGCTTCTTCTAATGTCTGCTTCATATCTATTTATCAAATAAATTAGTTTGAACCAACGTTCCTCTCTCTGTTTTTATCTCCCCAAAACATTCCCGGTGAAAACGTTCTTCTTGTGCTTCAAAGTATTCTTCATCTATTTCGGTTGCATAGAAATCGAATCCAAGTCCATAAGCAGCTATTCTGCTGCTTCCTGAACCTAAATGACTATCAAAAATTTTGTCTCCCTCTTTGGCGTTTTTTCTTA